GTTGGCACAGTACTTCCAATCCCTGGATTGACCGTCTCCCTTCCGGGAGTTGATTCGTCCAAGTATTGGAACATGCTTGCACTTTGGCGCGGCAAGGCAGCCGGGGCTTATCGGCCCTGATCAACCTAGGTGGAAACACCTTTCTTTGAGAGGCCACATTATGGCTTTTGCACCATCAACCCCCGTCACCGGGGGTCCCCAGACTGGGTTCACGTCGCCGACGTACACGATCACAGCGGATACTCCGCCTGACGTGAACGCCAAGCAATACGTGGTCACAGCCCTGGGAGGCACGCAAGCGGGTGTCAATGCGCACTCCATTGCTGCTCCGTTCACCGTGAGCATGTTCCGGCCAAAGGTCTTCAAGACCCTGAAGCCGGTCAACTCGCAGAATGTGCTGACGGAAGTCCCGTACAACACGTTCAAGGTGATCACGAGGAAGGGCGTCCTGCCTCTCGCAGGACAAGCGGCTCGCAACATGGTCATCACTACGATGATCGAGATGCCAGCCGGTTCGGACCTTGCAGACGCGCCGAACGTGCGTGCCGCTCTGTCTCTTCACTTCGGGACCGTTTGGGCCCAGAGTGCCGGGATCGGCGACACGTCAACGACCGGTGTGCTGTAAAAGGTACGCCCACAGCTCGTTATGGCGAATTCCAAACCACTTTCGAGGGACAACAAACTCCCTTGCTAGTTAGGTAAGGAATGAGCCACGACGATCTTCCGCCGCGTTTAAAAGAACCGCGGCTAACCATGATGAATCATACGCTCTCATGGGAGCGTGAAAACCCAATGCGTGATTACGAAAGGATTTTCAATGCACTACGCGAAGACCTCATCCTTGGCTGCGGAGCAGCGGAACGAGACGCTCTATCTGAAGAGAGCCTGGGTCTCCAAGGGCCAGTACCTTCAGTTCCCTTCTGGGAAACTGATGCACGAAGCCTTAGGAAGATTCCAAAGCTCTTCAAGAGAAGAGCTCAAGTTTATGCTGCAAAGCAGTTGCTTTCAAGCTTCTATAAGAAGCTGTCACCAGGAGTTGATGTCCCACAAGATGCTGCAGTTCGTGCCCTCGGAAAGTTTGAGAGCATTAACTTGCGAATCCCAAGGGAATATCGATTTCCTGACGAAAGTCCCCGCGGCGAGCAGTTTTGGCGCTACTTCAACCGTAGTGTCCAGGATTGTTTGTCGTGGAGCGAAGATGAGCGAGATGCCAATCTTGATGTCCGAAGTATCGGACAATGGATGGGCATCGGTCCAGGTTCGGCACGAGGGGTCAAGTCTGATAGTTTCTACACGAAACTATTCGACGGAGCCCTTAGTGGTACGGATCTGCACCTTCTTGCCCTTTACAGGGCAGCGATCGTTGACTCCGGCTTCTGGGCTGACGCTGAAAAGCGCAGATCAGAGGTATTCGGATTCACAACGCTCAACGGTAACAAGTTGTTCTTTGTTCCTAAAACAACAGAAGTAGCGCGTACATGCTGCACCGAACCTATACTCAATATGCTTTTGCAGAAGGGTATAGGGGGGTTCATCGAAGTAAGGTTACGGAAATTCTTCGGGATTTCTCTTGAAGAGCAACCGGACCTCAATCGAGAACTCGCTAGGAGGGGGTCAATAGATGGTTCCTTTGGAACAATCGACCTGACTTCGGCTAGCGACAGCATGAGTTGGGCTTTAGTGCAGCAAATCGTCCCGAACTACCTGAAAGGGTGGCTAAGGATGACTCGCAGCCCTACCACCATCCTCCCAAATGGTGATAGTTTAGAGCTCAACATGATCAGCACTATGGGGAACGGATTCACATTCCCTCTCCAGACGCTGATCTTTGCGTGCGTAGTTAGGGCCGTATATCAACAGATGGGTTTCCCATCCTATGATCCTTCAAAGCACCTGGGAGTCTTCGGGGACGATATAATTGTGCGCCGCGAGGCGTACTCTGATGTTGTCCTACGATTGTCCCAATTAGGGTTTGAAGTGAACGATGGCAAGTCGTTCAATGACGGTCCTTTTCGAGAGTCTTGTGGCTCGGACTGGTACCTCGGGTATGATGTCCGAGGTGTCTATATCCGAAGCCTTGAGACGACTTCTGACGTGTATTCGGCGATAAATCGCCTTAACCGATGGTCAGCGAAACATGACATACCTCTAACCAACGTGGTCAGCCTCTTGATGGAGATGTGCCGTTTCCGGCCAATTCCATTTTACGAGGCAGATCATGAAGGTGTCAAGGTACCGTCGTTTATCGCGACCAAATCGCTTAAGAGTCTCCGATTCTATCGGAAACTTACTGGGCGAGTTCGGCAAAAGCGTGTCCCGAACGACTCTTCTGAGGCGCGCAGTCTTGGTTATCGTCATTTTATTGACGATGGCTGGGCTGCGTCTCTCTTGGGAGGGTACGCACGTGAGAAAGATGTTGGATACAATGCTCGAAATCTTCAAGACGGAAACCGCTTGAAGAATCGCGACCTGTGGTTTACGCCCAGGTCGACGGGCAGTCCGACAATCTTTCGAGTCACCCGGTGCTCAACCCCATGGTGGGATTGGGTCGGGTGCCATCCCTACAGCCCCGGCATGACGCCGTGGCCAGGGATGAGCTACCGCGATTGGGAATTCGCGGTAGCGGTTAACCTCAATGAGTTTTAGAGGTTAAGGAGGC